CCTGCACGTTCACCACACCCAGTACCGTTCTGAACCCTGGGACGTTCCAAGCGAGTTTCTGCTCACGCTCTGCAAGGAATGTCACGATCGCGTCGAGGAATATAAGTCAAAAATTGGCAGGATGCTCTGCGACAGCATTGTCTGTGGCGGGATAGAGTCGGCGGTGGACCTACTTGATGGAGACTGCCGGTTTTCGCACTCAGAGTTTCTGATCCGGATGCTCGATAAAGAATCGTTCAGGAGGGTAATTTTGGGGATATATCACCACGTTGAGGAAGGGTTCGCGGAATCCTGGTCAGACGGATACAGGAGTGGACAGTCAAACCCACCCAAGGAGTCCGCCGTATGAAGTCCCCAGCATTCTCGTTCTACGTCCGGGACTGGCTGTGCAGCAAAACGGTAAGCAGACTGCATAGTAAAGCTCAAGCAAACCAGCAGCAAACGAGTAGCAACCAGTGTAGCAGAGGCTTGAACGCTTACATGTTCTTGCTCTGCAACGCCTGGTTGGAGGACCCGCAGGGCACTTTGCCAGACGACGACGAGGAACTGGCAGCATTGGCACGGGTTTCCATGGAGGAATGGAAGGCCATTAAGCCGGTGCTAATGTCTGCATTTCAACGGGATGAGGCTACTGGAAGGCTGTTCAATTCAAGGCAAATGGAGGAAGTAGTGAAGCAAGCTAACCGCAAGCAAAACGGTAGCAAAGGTGGTAGTAAAGCTCAAGCAAACAGGGTAGCTACGCTTGAAGTCGCAAACGCAAACGGAATAGCAAGCGGATCCGTACCCCTTCCGGAGCACCCAGCAAACGCCGACGAGGCTGCCGTGTATTGTGCCAACTCTGGCGTCCCTCCGGACTTCGCGAAGCTGGTATTTTCGAAGTGGCAGGAGCGCCACGGTCGCGACGGTGCCGGCGTGGACGTTGGCTTTCTGGATCACGTCGTTGGCCGTTGGACGAGAGAGGGTCAGTCTTGGCGAGATGGGTCCCACAACGGGAAACTGAACGGAAAGGCGTCCTCGACCCACCCCGTAACGAAGCTAAAGGCGATCGACGAAGTGATCCAGACCCACCCAGCAAACCCTGAAAGCCTGCGGTACAAGTGTCCCAGCGCCGACCAAAAGGCCGAGCTGAAAAGGCTCCGCGCCGACCGTGCCGCCTTAAACTCTCAGATCGCCCGCGCATGAGCCGCCAATCTTCGCCTGGAAAGTTACAAAGTCTCGATCGACTGCCGCCGCACTCCCAGGAGGCCGAGCAGGCCGTGATCGGCTGCATCCTCATGGACGCGCTCGAGGCGCTGGGAAAGTGCGCGGACCGCTTCCAGACGGCCGACGTGTTTTACGACCTGCGCCACCAGACGATTTACGCCGCGGCCTGCGAAATGTTGGAGAAGTTGATCCCGGTGGACGTGGTGACGCTGGCGCAGTGGCTCAAGGACCGGAACATGCTCGAGGAAGTCGGCGGGATCGCCTACCTGGGAGCGCTGCCGGACTTGGCGCCCAGCCCCAGCGGCATCGACCACTACGTTGCCATCGTTCACGACAAGTATCTGCTCCGGGGCATGATCCGGGCCTGCACAGAAGCGACGAGCAGCATCTACGGCTTTGAGGGAGACGTCGCGGCCATCATCGACCAGGTCGAGCGGGACATTCTGAGGGTGCGTCAGGCCGGCGTGCTGGCCAAGAATTTGAGCGCGCGCCAACTGGTTTCCGACGCCATGAACGCAATCGAGGACATGCACTCGCGCGCCGGCAAACTGTCCGGAATACCGACCGGATTTGCGGACCTGGACAAGCTGACTTGGGGGCTTCAAAACGGGGATATGATCGTAATCGCGGCGCGGCCGAGCATGGGCAAGACGAGCCTGGCCATGAACATCGTCGAGCACGCCGCGGTGGATCACCAGCGGCCGGTGGGCGTGTTCAGCCTGGAAATGACCGCGCAAAGTCTGATGATGCGGATGATTTGCTCGCGGGCCCGAGTCAACGCTCGGAACGTGCGCGAGGGATTCCTGGCCGATCGCGACTTCCCCAAGCTCTCGAATGCGGCGCTCAAGCTGGGCGCGGCGCCGATCCATATCGACGACGCGAGCGGCCTGAGCATCATGCAGCTCCGGGCCAAGGCGCGGCGCATGTGGCAACAATTCGGGATCCAGCTTTTCGTGATCGACTACATGCAGCTTTTGAACAACGCCACCGATCGCCGGCGCGCGGACAACCGCCAGCAGGAGGTCGCGGATATTTCCGCCGGAATCAAAGCCATGGCCAAAGAACTGGGCGTGCCGGTAATCGTGCTCTCGCAGTTGAACCGGGACATAGAGCGCGAGAAGCACCGGAGGCCTCGGCTCGCGGACTTGCGCGAGAGTGGCGCGGTCGAGCAGGATGCCGACGTCGTTGGCCTGCTCTACCGGACCGCCTCGGAGGACGGCAGCGAGGATAACGGTTACGAGGAAGCGATACCGGTGAACCTGCTGATCGCAAAACAAAGAAATGGTCCTACCGGGGACGTGAACCTGACCTTTTTGAAAAGCTACACGCGCTTTGAGAGCGCGGCCAAAGTGAGCGACGACCAACAAGCAGAACTCCACCAATACCGAGGACACGCCGACCCATGACCATCAACCAACTCCTTTCGCACAGCGAACAAATGGAAGCTGTGCGCCGCGACTTTCACCTTTTTTGGGACCAGCACTTGGTTCCGTGCCTTTCCGGAATGGCCGGAAACGCGGGCCACAAGCTCAGCGATCGCGAGGCGGCGATCGCGTATCACTCCGCCTGGACGGCCTACGTCGCCGGCGCCGAAATTCGGCGGAAGGGAAGGAGGTGATGTGGATATGAAGGCTTCAAAGTTCTTACTAATCCTGGCTGGATCATTCCTGAACCCGCTCCTCATTATTGGAACTCGCCCACTCAATTACCACCGGGGGACGCATCCGGAAAAAACACGCATTGACACTCCGCGACTCACGCGCTAAAGATTCTTCGAACGATGAACATTGAACCATGACCTCCGAACTCCTATCCAAAAATGTCCTCACCCTGCTCAAGGGCATGTGCTGGCATCCCGACCAGGCCGTTGCGGAAGTGGAAACCCGGCCCAACCTGCGAATCACCTACCAGCCAGTTCCGTCGGACCTTCGCTGCTGCATCGGTCAGGGTGGCAAGTGCATCAAAGGCCTGCAGCACGTTGCCAGCGTTATCGCCCGCCTCAACGGGTACCGCGCGTCGATTCACTTGAAGGAGGATTTCGGGCAGCATGAGCGCGTCGAGCACACCTTCACGCAGGACCCGACGATCGACCCGCAGCCGATCGCGCAACTGGCCTCCGGGCTGTTGTCCGCGTCGTTCAACCGCGAGGTCAAGCTGGCCATCAAACGCAAGAACGACCTGCTGAGGCTCGAGACGCGGATCGACAGCGACGGCGAGAACGTGCTCATTCAGGCGCTCAATGAGCCGCTCTACGCCTACGGCTACCGCAAGGGCATCATCATCAAACTCTGCGCGCTCAATGGGAAATGAACCCGGATGAACTCGACAACGCGATGCTCGCAGCCGGATATGTTCGCGGCGCCGGCGGCGACTGGTCACACCCCAGTCGTTATCGAACTGTCAGGGATCGAGGTGATCTACAAGGACAGGGCAAGCTCAACACCGAAGATCCTCCGCGGGATCCCGTCCTTCAAGACGGGCAAGACGGCGTTCGGCTGGCTGGACAGAGCGACGAACAAGATCATGGCGCGACCGCTGACGCTGCCCCAGCACGCGAAATGGATGAAGTTGGCCATCCTCAGTATCGAATCGCAGTTGCGCTCCGCTTTAGGGATTACCGACGCAAAGATCCGGACGGCTGCCTCAGCACGATCATGGATTGCCTCACTGCTGCCGTTGGACGACTCCTGGGCGTGGTGTCCGGAGATAACGGTGACAAGCCGGCTGTGTCGCGACGGAGAGGAAGAAGGCGCGACGATAACGATCACCCGGCTGTAACCGGAGAAGTTCCATTTTGATCCTTCCCACCAAACTCTGCGGTGACGCCCGCGCGGTCCTACCGACGCTGCCGGTAGGTCACTTCCACTGCTGCGTGACGTCGATCCCCTACTGGGGACTGCGGAGCTACCTGCCCAAAGGTCACCCGCAAAAGGCGCTCGAGATCGGCACCGAGCCGAGCTTCGACTTGTTCCTCGAGCACATCGTTGAAGTGTTCGACCAGGTCTGGCAGGTCTTGCGCGAGGACGGAACGCTCTGGCTCAACTGCGGGGACGCCTACGCCAGTAACGGCGGCGCCGGCTGGCAGGGGAAGAACGGACAGCGGGCCAATCGCCGATTCACGCGCCCAAACATTTTGGGAAATACGGCCGAGTTGTCCGGTCTGAAAAACAAAGACCTGCTGATGATGCCGGCGCGCGTGGCCATGGCGTTGCAGGCCTCCGGATGGTATCTGCGCTCGATGATTCCCTGGATCAAACGAAACGCGATGCCCGAGAGCGTCACC